ATGAACGCAATAATATCGCCCGATTATTACTATGTTCTTACCGTTGCTGGTCAGTCTAATGCCATGGCGTATGGCGAAGGACTGCCATTACCGGACAGGGAAGATGCGCCTCATCCCAGAATTAAACAATTAGCGAGATTTGCGCATACGCATCCCGGAGGCCCGTCATGTCACTTTAACGACATTATTCCACTGACTCACTGCCCACACGATGTTCAGGATATGCAGGGTTATCACCATCCTCTGGCAACGAATCATCAAACACAGTACGGCACCGTTGGCCAGGCACTGCATATTGCACGGAAATTACTACCCTTTATTCCTGATAATGCAGGGGTTCTCATCGTTCCATGTTGCCGTGGCGGATCGGCTTTTACCGCGGGCAGCGAAGGGACATATTCAGAACGGCACGGAGCCAGCCATGATGCTTGTCGTTGGGGAACGGATACTCCGCTGTACCAGGATTTAGTCAGCAGAACGCGAGCCGCACTGGCAAAAAATCCGCAGAACAAATTCCTCGGCGTATGCTGGATGCAAGGCGAATTTGACTTAATGACCAGTGACTACGCGTCACACCCTCAACACTTTAATCATATGGTTGAAGCCTTTCGTAGGGATCTAAAACAATACCATTCTCAGCTTAATAATATTACTGACGCACCGTGGTTTTGCGGCGATACCACCTGGTACTGGAAAGAAAATTTCCCTCATGCGTATGAAGTTATTTATGGCAATTATCAAAATAATGTTTTAGCCAATATTATTTTCGTCTACTTCCAGCAACAAGGTGAAAGAGGACTGACGAACGCGCCTGATGAAGATCCGGACGATTTAAGCACGGGATATTACGGTTCAGCGTACCGGTCACCGGAGAACTGGACGACGGCACTGCGAAGCAGTCATTTCAACACGGCAGCCCGTCGGGGGATTATTTCTGACAGGTTTGTAGAAGCAATTTTGCAGTTTTGGCGCGAAAAGTGAGCGTTCATTAATTTGATTTATTCGCATCCATCAACGCTTTTAACTCCTCCGGCGTAAACGGTGGTTTGCGTCGGTGCAGCATCGCATGGCAATTAGGGCACACAGGAAGCAAATCATTAACTGGATCCAGCTGGTAATCCTCTTTAATGGCTGAAAGCGGCACCAGGTGATGCACATGGATAAAGCCTTCAGCGATATCACCATAGATCTTCACCAGATCAACGCCGCATACGTTGCATTGGCATCCATGATGTTCGACCGCTTTATCTCGGGCCTTTTTATCGCGTTCATAGCGGTTTACTGTCACCTTTATCGCCGCACCTTCAACGTAGGTCCCCTGCGACGGCAGCTCATCCGGGAACAGAACGTCGGCTATGGGAGCCGCAGCGGCTTTATCCTGATGAATATGAAATCCCTGCTCTATGAGTAGCTTGACACATTTAGATTTTATTCCGCCGGTGAAATCCGCAGGGGTAAATTGCGTCCCCGTCATCAATGTCGCTGCGATGCCAGCAATCGCCTTCGAGGGATAACGTCGGCCATGATATTCAATTTCATACAACCGTGCAGGCTGGAACTGATGAGTTTCTCCCGCATCCCATAAATGAATAGCTTCGATGATATACCGCCGCGGAAGATGATCGGGGAGTTTATTCATAGAGAATGTCCTTATACGTTCTCAGAACAAGCAGCAAAAAAACAAATGAGATCAAAGTAATATATCTTCACTTGCAGGCTTGAACAGCAGAAAATTTGCGAGCATGATCGCAATTATTTCACTGCCAGGGATATCAATGGCTTCCAGTAAATCGCTACAGCAGGCAATTGCCAATATAAAAATCTGGCATAAGGGTGAACAGCGCGCACCGCATAAACCATTGTTATTGCTATACGTATTAGCGGGATACCTGAATGGACATCCACGCCTTTTCGATTATTGTAGTGGAACAGTCTACGAGGATGCAGTTTGAAGTGAGTAAGTAAAGGTTGCTGGAAACGATCAATGCCGCCATACAATGATATTTGAGGATCAACAATGAGTAATAAAAACTACGAAAGTCACCGCAAAGCGATTGTTAGTAAAGGTATACCACCCGCTCTATTAAATAGGCTCACCAATTCGGATGTTCAGGTGATCAATACCTTCTTAACACGAGTGAGCAAACTGGAACTATCTCAACAAGAGAAAGACTGGATCATAAAAATCATCTCTATGGTTTAGAGAATTTCAGAATTTCAAGTAAAGACAATGCTGCATATCAAGCATTCAGGATGGCTAGCGCTAAGCTCCTAAACCTGGATTAAGCCTCATCCCATGTGATCTTTCGCTCTCCATACACCATTGGCGAAACAAACTGCTGATAGCGCATCTCGTAGAGAGGATTGTTCGCCAACTCATCCAGTCCCATTTTTAGCTCATCAACTGGAGACGCGCAAAACTGCGGGTACTGGTTGCCGTAACGCTGAATGTCCTGCTCAATAGTTTGTTGAACAAAATCAACGAGCAGACTCATATCAACATGACTCGTCTCAACAATACAGTTTGTATCGTAGATATGACGTACCAGCGATGCATCATCAAATCGCTCAACATCTCGCACAACTGCCGCAGTACGACGTAACATCGCCACCAGCTTTTCTGCCTGTGTGCTAATGATAGTTGCGCATGGAAACGCTGAAACAATAGCCGCTTTTCCCGTGATCCCTGTTACCAGTGAATGAATATCCCGTAATTCAGAAGGCTCCAGTAACTTCGCTTCCATCAATTCCAGCCGGATAAAAGGACGCAAACAAGGTGCCTGCACTACTCGCTGTGGATAACGAACAGGTATGTCATTATAACGATATTCATCCCGCGTCACTTTTGGGTAATCATCATCAAAATTGAACACACCCGATGAAGCTATTGCACTGGAAACTGCCTGAACAATTTCTTTACGGGTATTTTTTCGCTGAGTGCGGGAAAGTGCCTGAAATGCATCCTTAGGCACCAGTTTGATATCCACATCTTCCGACATGCGATTAAGTGCGACACCTGATTTTGCCAGAGCGGTTCCTCCGGCAAACACCAATTGATGAGTATCGAACACCAGAGGTTTAAGCAATTGCAAAAGCTCAACGATATAGTGATCTTTTTCCACAATTGCGACAGACTCAATACCAAGCGCGTCAGCCACTTCAGAAAAAAGAGTGGTTAAATCATCCATTTAATCTGCTGTTCCCTACAGATAATACGCGTTTAAAACGCCGGGGGGTTTTTATCTCGGGTGAAGCTGGGATCTGCGTAGAAGTACCGCTATTGTATGCCTGCGTTGCGCCAGCAAAACGATAGCGTACTTTCAGGCGTTCCAGCGTTTCGACAATCACCGCTGAAGAGCCTCCGGGAGCCGCTGGCATTACCTTGCCTGTAATACCGTTCCGCCGTGCTTTGGTATACACGCCATAACCAACCTTCAACAGTTGCCCTTCCCTGACAAGCTCGCGCAATACCCGACCAACCTGATCGTAGCCTGCAATATCTTTAAAGTCGTCACGAGTGAATACGTAACGTTTAGAACGTTTCAGTCGTGACTGAATGCGTGCTTTTATCGTCATATTCGCCTCCAGAGTCATTGCATAAAGAGTAGCAAAAATACGACATTTTAGATAGCAAACATACGACATTCATTTTGCTGATAACGCTGACGGAAAGTGCTTCGCCACGATATCATTCATCTTATCCACCAGATCCAGTCGCTTGAAAGTGATATGCCCACTGCCTTTCTGGTAATAGCGGATGACAAATAAATCGTCATCAAATACCTGTTCATGCGGGTGAGCACTAACGAAGTCCATAAACCGAATCGCAACATCATGCCGGTTATCGGGAATGGCCTTCCCATCCAGCAGATAGAACATACGCTCCAGATCGGCAAGCTGATCTCGCCGCCAGCCCCAGTTCAGGCTGTAGCCCCATCTGTCATGCTTCACCAGATTGTTAACGATAATCTTCTTACCGAAATAACAGGGATTATTGGTTTTGTAGTCCCAGCTCAATCCCTTAAATACATTGATAACCCCACGTTCGAAAACGTCCTGCTTATTGTGGTGAAGTTGTTCAAAGGTACTCAGAATGTTGGCTTCGCTAATCGCCGGGAGATCGCCCTCTTCCAGGTTCTTTGCCCACTGACTGCGGGCTTCGGCATCCATCAGAGTCAACATCCCAGACTTCAGCATGAGATCGCGCCAGATGCTGCGATCGATATTTCGGGTGATCACCGGCATCGCTTTGTCGGTTGGCTGCATCAGCCAGCAGTCAAAGGCATATCCATTTCGCATTGCCCAGGTTCCAGCCACATCACCGCCAATACTGGATGTCAGGCTGGAGATATCATCAAGTTTTTGGATTAACGCCGCTATCTGGTTCAGTGCACTATCACGTCCTGTGACGATACGCTCGATACTGGTCGAGCAAATTAGTTCGTTATGATCGGTTAAGACTTCAGCTTCTGTCTGCATAATCTTTCATCCGTAAAAAATACACTCGCCGTTAGTAGCAGACGAATTATCCACTGGTGAAAGATTGGGTAAATAATGAGATTGAAAATCGGGAAGGTGACTCGCAATAAATTATCTGATCACCTACGGATGGGCGATGGGCATATAAAGTAGCCTCCTGACTCAAGCGGTGAATGCTGAGTAAGATGCACTAACAATCTGGTACTGAATCCCCTCCTCACCGTCATACAAATCTGAAAAACCAAACAACTTCCGGTAAAATCCCGGCAAAAGCCGACGTTAAAAACACATTCAAAGGATAAAAAATGACCAGTCTTCAGCAGCGCGCGGAGCTTCATCGCCAAATCTGGCAAATTGCTAACGATGTCAGAGGTTCGGTCGATGGATGGGATTTTAAGCAATACGTTCTGGGCGCGCTTTTCTACCGTTTTATCAGCGAAAATTTTTCCAGCTATATTGAAGCCGGTGATGACAGTATCTGTTATGCGAAACTGGATGACAGCGTAATTACTGATGACATTAAAGACGATGCCATCAAAACTAAAGGCTACTTCATCTACCCCAGTCAGCTTTTCTGCAACGTAGCTGCGAAAGCAAATACTAATGACAGACTGAATGCAGATTTAAACAGCATCTTCGTTGCTATCGAAAGTTCTGCTTACGGTTATCCTTCAGAAGCTGACATCAAAGGTTTGTTTGCTGATTTCGATACCACCAGTAACCGCCTGGGTAACACCGTTAAAGATAAAAATGCCCGCCTGGCTGCGGTTCTGAAAGGGGTTGAAGGGTTAAAACTTGGTGACTTCAACGAACATCAGATTGACCTGTTCGGTGATGCCTATGAGTTCCTGATTTCTAACTATGCGGCAAATGCCGGTAAGTCAGGCGGTGAGTTCTTTACACCGCAGCACGTCTCCAAGCTGATTGCACAACTGGCTATGCACGGGCAGACCCACGTTAACAAAATCTACGACCCGGCAGCGGGTTCCGGCTCACTGTTGTTGCAGGCGAAAAAACAGTTTGATAACCATATCATCGAAGAAGGCTTTTTCGGTCAGGAAATCAACCATACGACCTATAACCTGGCGCGTATGAACATGTTTTTGCACAACATCAACTACGACAAGTTTGATATCAAGCTTGGCAATACGCTGACTGAACCGCACTTCAGAGATGAAAAACCGTTTGATGCCATCGTTTCTAACCCGCCGTATTCGGTGAAATGGATTGGCAGCGATGACCCGACGCTGATTAACGATGAGCGTTTTGCCCCGGCTGGCGTTCTGGCCCCCAAATCCAAAGCTGACTTTGCGTTTGTATTACATGCGCTGAACTATCTTTCGGCCAAAGGTCGTGCTGCGATTGTCTGCTTCCCGGGTATTTTTTACCGTGGCGGCGCAGAGCAGAAAATCCGTCAGTATCTGGTCGATAATAACTATGTCGAAACCGTAATTTCACTGGCTCCGAACCTGTTCTTTGGCACCACCATTGCCGTAAACATTCTGGTTCTGTCCAAACATAAAACGGATACCAACGTTCAGTTTATTGATGCCAGCGAACTGTTCAAAAAAGAGACCAACAACAATATCCTGACCGATGCCCATATCGAACAAATTATGCAGGTATTCACCAGCAAGGAAGATGTTGCTCATCTGGCAAAATCTGTCGCGTTTGAAGCCGTTGTAGCGAATGACTATAACCTGTCGGTGAGCAGCTATGTAGAATCGAAAGATAACCGCGAAATTATCGATATTGCTGAGCTGAATGCAGAACTGAAAACTACGGTCAGCAAAATCGACCAGTTGCGTAAAGATATCGACTCAATTGTGGCAGAGATTGAAGGTGACGAGGTGCAGGGATGAGCGAGTTAAATTATCTGGAAAAACTGCTAGATGGGACAGAGGTGGAATGGAAAGCCCTTGGAGATGTCACGAGTGTCTTGCGGGGAAAAAGGCTAACTAAAAATCTGCTTTCAGCAGAAGAAAAATTCCCGGTATTTCATGGCGGCTTAGAACCGTTAGGATATTACAATAAGTCGAATCGTCCGGCTAATACCGTTATGATTATCAATGTTGGCGCTTCAGCAGGTACTGTTGGCTATAGCACCGTTGACTTCTGGTCCTCTGATGGATGCTTTTGCTTAGAGCACAATGAGCTATTAAATAATAGGTTTTTATATTTCGCACTGATTGGTTATCAAAGTTTGCTGAAATCAAAGGTGAGAGTTGCGGGCATTCCAACACTTGATGCTATCGTAGTTAATAAACTACTTATCCCCATCCCCTGCCCAGAAAACCCGGAAAAATCCCTTGCCATCCAGTCTGAAATCGTTCGAATTCTGGATAAATTTACTGCACTTACCGCTGAGCTTACCGCTGAGCTTACCGCTGAGCTTAACATGCGTAAAAAACAATACAACTACTATCGCGACCAGTTATTTAGTTTTGGTGCCCACGATGTTAAACGTCTGAAATTAGGAGAGCTATGTGTAATTGGAGACGGTTTGCATGGTACTCCAGAATATGACGCCAACGGTGATTATTTCTTTATCAATGGAAACAATTTAGGCTATCAAAAAATATCATTTAACGATAACACAAAAAAGGTTAATGATTCTATGTTTAAAAAACACGGAATTCATTTTGACCCAATAAATACTGTTTTCCTGTCAATTAATGGCACAATTGGAAATGTTTCCTTTTACAATAATGAGAAGATCGTACTCGGTAAGTCTGTGGCCTATTTTAAAATTAAATCACCTGAACTCCACACTAGATATCTTTTCTATTTCCTGCAAACCAATTACGCAAAACAGTATTTTGAAAATCAAAAAACAGGTTCAACTATTAAAAACTTAGGTTTAAAATCGTTGAGAGCATTTGAAATACCTATCCCATCATACGATGAACAACTTTATATCGTCGCCACGATGGATAAATTTTACAACCTGACAAACTCCATCACCGAAGGTCTCCCGCGTGAAATCGAGTTGCGCCAGAAACAATACGAATACTACCGTGATTTACTGTTCAGTTTCCCGAAACCTGAAACTGTCAGTAATTAATTGACCATTGCTACCGATCGGGCCACCTTAACACCCGGTCAGTATATAGACTATTTTTTTACGCGCCGGAAGTCACTCTTAACGCCCTTCCGGCTCTTGCCAGGCGGCACAAAGGATGCGCTATGACTCATCAAACACACACCATTGCTGAATCCAATAACTTTATCGTCCTTGATAAGTACATCAAAGCTGAGCAAACAAGCGACAGCTACCAGAGCGAATCGGACCTGGAACGTGAACTGATTCAGGACCTGCGGAATCAGGGTTATGAATTTATTTCGGTAAAATCACAGTCAGCGATGCAGGCCAACGTTCGGGAACAGCTTCAGAGCCTCAATGGTGTGGTGTTTAATGACAGCGAGTGGCGGCGTTTCACGGAGCAGTATCTGGATAACCCGAGCGATGGCATTCTGGATAAGACCCGTAAAATCCATATCGACTATATTTGCGACTTTATTTTTGATGACGAGCGTCTTGAGAACATCTATTTGATAGATAAAAAGAATCTCATGCGCAATAAGGTGCAGATTATCCAGCAGTTTGAGCAGGCGGGTTCTCATGCTAACCGTTATGACGTCACGATCCTGGTTAATGGCTTACCACTGGTACAAATCGAACTGAAAAAGCGCGGCGTGGCGATTCGTGAGGCTTTCAACCAGATACATCGTTACAGTAAAGAGAGTTTTAACAGCGAAAATTCCCTGTTTAAGTATCTGCAACTGTTTGTCATTTCTAACGGCACCGATACCCGTTACTTTGCCAACACCACAAAGCGCGATAAAAACAGTTTTGACTTCACCATGAACTGGGCGAAATCAGACAACACGCTGATTAAAGACCTCAAAGATTTTACCGCTACCTTTTTCCAGAAACATACTCTGCTTAATGTTCTGGTGAACTACAGCGTGTTCGATATTAGCCAGACGCTACTGGTGATGCGACCGTACCAGATTGCCGCTACCGAACGGATCTTATGGAAAATCAACAGTTCCTATAAAGCGAAAAACTGGTCTAACCCCGAAAGCGGTGGCTTTATCTGGCACACTACCGGTTCCGGTAAAACACTGACCAGCTTTAAAGCCGCGCGCCTGGCAACAGAACTGGACTTTATTGATAAAGTCTTCTTTGTGGTCGACAGGAAAGACCTCGATTACCAGACGATGAAGGAATATCAGCGTTTTTCCCCAGACAGCGTCAACGGCTCGGAAAATACCGCAGGCCTTAAACGAAATCTGGATAAGGACGATAACAAAATTATCGTCACCACTATTCAGAAACTTAATAACCTGATGAAAGCAGAAAGCGACCTGCCTGTATACAATCAGCAAGTGGTGTTTATATTTGATGAATGTCACCGCAGCCAGTTTGGAGAAGCGCAGAAAAATCTGAAGAAGAAATTCAAACGCTATTATCAGTTTGGTTTTACCGGCACACCTATTTTCCCGGAAAACGCTTTAGGCTCAGAAACGACCGCCAGCGTATTTGGTCGTGAATTGCATTCATATGTGATTACCGATGCGATTCGTGATGAAAAAGTGCTCAAATTCAAGGTGGACTATAACGATGTGCGGCCCCAGTTTAAATCTTTAGAGACAGAAACCGACGAGAAAAAACTGAGTGCGGCTGAAAATCAGCAGGCGTTTCTTCATCCCATGCGTATACAGGAAATTACGCAATATATTCTGAATAACTTCCGCCAGAAGACCCACCGTACTTTCCCAGGTTCCAAAGGCTTTAATGCCATGCTGGCAGTGAGTAGCGTGGATGCCGCGAAAGCCTATTACGCGACGTTTAAACGGTTACAAGAGGAAGCAGCTAATAAATCGGCTACCTATAAACCGCTGCGTGTTGCGACAATCTTCTCCTTTGCCGCCAATGAAGAACAAAATGCCATTGGTGAAATTTCCGATGAAACTTTTGATACCAGCGCAATGGACAGCAGTGCTAAAGAGTTTCTTGACGCTGCAATTCGTGAGTATAACAGCTATTTTAAAACTAACTTCAGCACCGACAGTAACGGTTTTCAGAACTACTATCGTGATTTAGCCCAACGGGTTAAAAATCAGGATATCGATCTGTTAATTGTCGTTGGGATGTTTTTAACCGGCTTCGACGCTCCAACATTGAACACGCTATTCGTCGATAAAAACTTGCGTTTTCACGGCCTGATGCAGGCATTCTCCCGCACCAACCGCATTTATAACGCCACTAAAACCTTCGGTAACATCGTCACTTTCCGGGATCTGGAACGCTCAACCATTGATGCCATAACGCTGTTTGGTGATAAAAATACCAAAAATGTAGTGTTAGAAAAGAGTTATGCAGAGTATATGGAAGGCTTTACTGATGCTGCCACTGGTGAAGCTAAACGCGGCTTTATGGCAGTAGTTTCAGAACTGGAACAACGGTTCCCTGACCCTGCCAGTATTGAAAGTGAAAAAGAGAAGAAAGACTTCGTTAAACTGTTTGGTGAATACCTGCGTGCCGAGAACATCCTGCAAAACTATGATGAATTTGCCACGCTGAAAGCCCTGCAACAAATCGATCTTAGCGATCCTGTTGCGGTAGAAAAATTCAAAGAAGAACATTATGTGGATGATGAAAAGTTCGCTGAATTACAAACGATTCGTCTCCCTGCTGAACGCAAGATTCAGGATTATCGTTCTGCCTATAACGATATTCGTGACTGGCAGCGCCGCGAGAAAGAGGCTGGCAAAAAAGAAAAGTTAACTACTGACTGGGATGACGTGGTTTTTGAAATCGATTTGCTGAAGTCTCAGGAAATAAACCTGGATTATATCCTTGGACTGATTTTCGAACACAACAGACAAAACAAAGGTAAGGGCGAAATGACCGAAGAGGTCAAGCGCTTAATTCGTTCGAGCCTTGGGAACCGTGCCAAAGAAGGTCTGGTGGTCGATTTTATTCAACAAACAAACCTGGATGATTTGCCGGATAAAGCCAGCATCATTGACGCGTTTTTTACCTTTGCTCAACGCGAACAGCAACGTGAAGCAGAAGCATTGATCAAAGAAGAAAATCTCAATGAAGAGGCGGCGAAACGCTATATTCGCACGTCTTTAAAACGCGAATACGCCACCGAAAATGGCACGGAATTAAACGAGACATTGCCAAAACTCAGTCCGTTAAATCCGCAATATAAGACGAAAAAACAGACGGTTTTCCAGAAGATCGTCGCGTTTATTGAGAAGTTTAAAGGTGTAGGCGGGCAGATATAATGTATTAATCCGAACCTGATCTGGCAGATAGCTGTCAGATCAGGACTGAGCTAATACAAATTAATATCGAACCGAAAATACCAACGCCTGTACCAACATTTTTCGTTTGCGATGGGTTGGAATTGGTTAGCCCTGAGAGAGTTAAAATAGCGAGAAAGATAGGTAACTAACGGATTTCAGACACAAAAAAAGCCGCTCTTGAGCGGCTCGATTTGCATACGATGTGGTGCGAAGGCCGGAATAGAATAACTATATAACTCATTGAACATGATGATAAAAATTTTATAGCTTATGACTTGTGCCCCATTTTGTGCCCCCAACAAAATCTTATTGTTGCTAACTAGCACAATAAATGAATTAGCAAGATAGAGTTGCCTAGTTAGGTTCCGTCTTACAGAGCCTAACCAGAACAACCAAACCTCTGAACCAACCTTGCGCAAGCTAGATAAAGTCATGCTGATTTATTAGGACAACAAGCTATTAAATTTCATATTTTGAAATTTCGCTGATTACATCATCCCCATATTTCTTAATCATGGAGGCAAAGAATTTATGTTCAATAAATTTCGCATAGCCTAATTCTCCTTTAAGGGTTAGAATTTCTTTCTCAGATAAAACCCCACACACATAATAATGTATTTTACTTCTTAAAAGACGCTTTCTATCACGACCTAAAGACAAATAACCATCAGTCGTAATAGTTACACCAGTTACATGTCTATTAAACTTCCTTGAGGTAAAAACTGTTTTCTCATGGTTTATTTTAATATTCCTAAGATTTACTACGTTAAGAACTTCCCTTACTAACTTAGGAACATCAAATAAAGCTCCTTTGACTTTGGTGCTAAACGTAAGATCATCAGCATACCTTGAGTAGGTAATACCCAAATCCTTGCATCTTTTCGATATTTCCTCATCGAAGAAATACATTACTGTATTTGAAATAATGGGAGAAGAAGGTGCTCCAACACTTAGGCGTAACGGGCTATTTCTTCTTAACTTCCAGAAGAAAAGATTTTTAAGAACAAAGATATCAGTATCAGTTAGTTCAACGCCATAATCTTTTAAGACAGATAAAAGATTATGGGGTTTGATACTCATAAAAAAGTTTTTAAAATCCATTTTAAGCAAATAATCATTATTACAATGCATTAACGCATTAGATCTAATACTTTTATCGGCTTCATAAGCGAAAGCATTTTCATGAACTTTCAAATTAGCCAACATATGATTGATTACTACCTTCTGTAAGGCTTTAACTTGCCTAGCTGGTTGTGCAATTAATCTATATCCATTACCATTTCTTTTGGCGATAGGATAAATTTTATATCTGCGTGGAATAGTAACAATATACCTTTTAGCCTCTTCTTCGCTAAGAAAAAGACCTTTTGAAATATAACTTAGCAACTCCATTCTAAGCCCCTCCACGCACGATATTGATTTGATTTAGAGCATTTTTCCTTTTTTTTGCAGTCTCGTCCATATCTTTAGCATCCATACTTAAGTAAGATTGTCGGATTGCAACCTTAATATTCATAGAATCCTTTATTTTACCACTAGCACTGATACCAAATTTAAGTTTACTCTCTCTATGCCCTCGGGAATAGAAGTAGTCTGTACCACTGTAAGATAATGATGAGGTTAATTTCATCTTTTCAAGCAAATAAAGTAAACGAGTTATTATTTTTTGTGGCACATCTATATCCATACAGTATAGTGCCCACTCTATTTCGCTTTTCTTGATTGGTTCTGATAAAAGGATTATTTCGTAAATCAATATAGCTAGGTGCCCAGTATTTTCAGGGTTATATCGCTCCGTTTTTTTTACACGTTTTAATCTAGAATGAATATCATGGTAGATAAGCTCAACCTCATCATATTTCATACGATCCGATTTTGGCCATGGATAAACTGATACTGAGGCCTCATCTATTTTTTTAAGATACTCCAAAGGGCCTAAATATATAAAAGAAGATCTAGCAGGAATATTTTTTCGTTCATTTCCCTCAATCTCCTCAAATGGTGCGACTACATGCAATTTTTGAGCTAGAGACTTCCTATTAACAAATAATCCAAGCTCAACTAACGAACCTGCACTTTCTAAACAGATAACAACTAATGTTGAAATATTTGCAATATCATCTTCAAAGCTCATTAGATCTGAATATGCCCCCTCTCTGAAGTAGTCATGGAAGTTCTCAGCTAAAATAAGAGAATCTGACAATTCAGGTTTGTGGCCTGCTACATAAGTAAATATGTGGTCTCGTACACTCATTGGAGTGGAATTTATCGGCCCACCACAAACAAAAATAATAGGAGGCATGAACTGAACAGTGAAATTTGAATATTTCAAATCTCCAAACTGCTCTTGTAATGCATTCATATATGCAGAATCACTCACCCTTGTGACCCCCTACTCCAAAAGAAAAGGTGGCTAACCAGCCACCTTCGACCCCTTTACCTAAAGGATGCGCTTTAGACTTTCAGCAAGATCCTGAATGGAACGCAGTGGCATGAAGGATCTTGCTGAAAGTGCTAAAGCGCAACCCTAAATGTCCACAATAAATTAGTGTCTGGCGAAACGCCCGACAAGGATAAACCTGTTATCCCGCGCGTAAAGGTAGGGTTAGGATAGCAAAAGATGCGAGATTTTCAATAAGTAAGCGTACTGGCTGCCAGCAACCACCTAAACCATTGACATTTAAACAAAAATAAATCTAACAATTGAAAGCAATACCTTATTGAATACAGCATTCTTATATCTCTCTTGATATCGCAACATCACAATTATCACCGTTAGTGCGGGCAGCCCCGCACGCCTGCCCGCTTCGCTTAACAGACTGGTTTTCATGCACCTCATTAATCGTCTCAGAAGCCAGCACACAAGGGTTTTCTCGTCAAAAATGGTGCATAAGACTCATGCGTTTTCATGCGCCATAGACATGCACTCATGCGCTCTCATGTCAGCCAGGAAAAGGGGGTAAAAAATCCCGGTACTGGACCGGGATTACGTGGGCGTTCTTTCTAATCAGACAGGAATCTGCTGACGGCTTGACAGTTTTGACGCGGAGCCATAGCGATTGAGCGTTTTCTGTTGTTTTTCCGGGGATTGTGCTTTGTCTGATAGCTGTTCATTGCGCCGGGGTTTCATGATTATCTTATCCACACTCTCCAGTGCCGTAAATGTGCAGGAACATTCCAGATTCTGGCACTGATACCACGAGCGTTTAACTGACGGAGCTTCATAGGCTGCTGTTCTGGCGTGTGCAACTGTACCGCATTCCGGACATTTAAGTGCCATTAATATCACTCCTGTATATCGTTAATGTCATTCAGGCGTTGCTGAAAACGCAGATGTTGTGCCGGGGTGTAAGAACCCTGGCAATCACGAATCATCCCGGGGTCAGGCATCAAACCGGATTCATCCAGGATCTCACGATAATCCCCGGCAATTTCAGGCGGTGTTATTGCCAGCTGGCGAACCAGAGCACTGCGTAATATACGGGACGCAACGTCAACCCCTCCGCGCCCCTTCAGGAACGGAGCCAGTGCAGATGTCAGGGCTGCCCCATTCGCCTGCATAAAATTGCTGAGAGCGGCTTCTGTGCAGGCCTCCATCAGTAAATGCTGCGAGTAAATGCATTCGCGCGCAGCACAGTTAATTTGCCATTTCAGCACATCCAGACGTTCCCGCAGTAATTCGAGCTGTCGGGCATAATCTGCTGGTTTTTCTGTGGCAGCGAGGAGAGATGTTATCTGTTGTTCAACGGCTTTTCGGCTCTCATTATGTCCGGCCCACAGAATACGGGCATTCCGAAAACTGGTAAGTGCCTGGTCAGGCGTGCCTCGGGCCGTCATACTGCTTTCTCCTTCTCAGCAAGTTCCTGACGAACCTTAATTTTATGCATAGCTGCCGGAGAGAGTTGATTACTGAAATCCAGACGCGCCGCATAATCCGGGGCAACTCCCGCCAGTTTAAACACCGGGTCCTGCTCAGGCATCGCATCGTTAGCCAGAGCCGGTCTGGTGATATGTTTATGAATAAAGTCTTTCAGCACTGTGTCCGGGTCATTAACTGAATTCACCACACCCACAACGGCACTGGCTTCCCGGCCCATTGTGGATTTAAGCAGGCTCAGCGTCTGAATAAGCGCTTTTCCATGCGACTGCATAAAATCCTCCCAGATTTGTTTTGCGCGAATATCCACAAGAATGTTATGCGCGTGGATATACTTTCCGGCTAATTCTGCAGCTTTCTGCGGCAAAAGTGCATTTTCGCTTTCCTGAGCCGCCAGCAGCTCATCAAAATCCTCAAGCGTTTCTCGTCCCAGCGCAATTTCCGTGCGCAGTTTTTTCATTTCCTTTGAGACCACGCCCTGACTTTCACGAAACAGCGTGCGCCACTCCTCATTCAGTGTGTTCGTCGTGGCTTCCATTTCAGCGCGACGCTGGCGGATTGTCGCAATATTATCCGCTGCCGCTTTCTGCTGACGACGTGCTTCAAGCCATGCGTTTCTGGCTGTGTTCATGGTTTCCAGTGCCCGCTGCGTTACAGCCGGAAAAGTGGAAAGGTTGTTATTCACTGCGGTGTTGTTCATGACTTCTCCTGTCGGGTTGGTTCGTTACGTCAATTGTGTCGTGGCTGACACAAGCACACTATCGGTGCTCAGTGTGTGGTGGCTGGCACAACGGACGCTTGCGGTTATTCAGACGTGGCTATGAAAGCCAGCCAGATAAAAATGCCCTCTGTTTCAGTCTGCTTTATGTCCCTGATGCGGTGGAACAGGTGAAACATGTGTTACAGCTTTGTTTTATAAGGCATTTATATACACTGCACCGGTGGAACATCGCGGGTAACAAGGTGGAACAGCGGATTGGCTGGCGTTACATCTGTTCCACCTCACTATTTCAGAAGGTGGAACAGGTTCAGCCCTGTAAAATACGGTTGTTCCACCTGTTTCACCTGTTACCCTTAATAAATAAGACTCACGCAAAGCCTTAACCCGGCACCTCGCTGTTGAAGACATAGAGCCTGCGGGGATTCATCTCTGGCGGGCGAATGGTTGTCTGGAGTTTGCCATCAGTGGAGGGCAGCAGGTATCCACGATCTGCGCACAGACGCGCCACCTTGCGCGGGTCAAATCCCCTGCAGATTTCTTTCCAGCCGGACGGCATGACATAGAACGTAGTGACAGCTTCCGTGCCCTGCGCGGTACTGCCTTTCTCCACCCTGCGCCAGCCCACCATATTGCCGGGGCGGTTGCGCTCGTCATACCAGTCTGCAAAGCGGCTGTACTGATTCGCGGTAAAGAAACTGCGAACCTGCTCCAGTGCGGCGATATCTTCCTGATTGGCGGTGTGCCCGCGATCTTTCAGCCATGCGTTCAGGCAGACGCGGGTTGCCCGCAGTGCTTCACCCTCAGGCCAGCCGGTGATACCCAGACGGGTTGCCAGTTCACCTGCCATCGCCACCAGAGCAAAGCGGTTCACAGCCCGGCCCACCTGATTGCCTGCATCTTTCGGAGTCAGGGCGGCAGCATATTCCTTCATCAGCGATTTTGCCTGTGCCGTTAGTCCGTTAAGATCAGCGGTCAGTGCTTTCAGCCACTCCCGGAACGGCGAACCGTAGTAGCAGGACGTGGCCCATTCAAGATGCTCTGCCAGAGCCTTGCCGCTGTCGAAGCCGTGCAGCTCCTCAAAAACGCCAAACTTCCCGGAATCGCTGGGGATCTGGATCATCCTGACTTCCATCCCGGCAAAAGTACGCTCACCGGCCTTTGCCGCATGTTCGGTCAGAGACAACTCGCCAGTTGAAAAGAACAACAGGCGCCAATGCTTACGGGTACGCAGCTCACCGTCCGTACCGGCACGGCCCTTGCCCTGACCGTTTGCCAGCATGTAGGCGATATTGCCTGCCTCGCGTCCGTCAACTTCCCGGATCTCATCAAGCATCATGGCGGCATCGTTGCGGCGGCTGGCGCATCCCTCCAGCGCGTTGCCGGTGGCCCGCCATGTCTGCCAGTAGTCAGGCCCGCCGCAGACGGAGGTTGCCGCTTTCATGGTGGTGGTCTTACCGTCTGTCGATTCCCCTTTGAGGTGGTAGCCGCCGCCGTCCATACCAACCAGCCGTAACAGTGGTGCAGCAAAGGCCAGGCTGACAGCAAATGCCACGCGGGAGTTGCCGGTACAGTAGCGGGATACATGCTCCCGCCATTCCTCTGTTGTGCCCGACACGCGGAAATCACGCCCCTGCACGGAAGTGGTCTGGAGAATGACACCCTCTGCACCTTCACCGCTGACCTCATCCTGCAGGACGTAAACCTGACCATGCCAGCCAGTACGACTGACGCAGGTCACGCGGCGTTCCGGTTTACACAGTGAGATATATTCCATCAGGCGTGCGCGTGCCTCACCGGTGGTGCTGATATAAGACAGCCCGTTAACCAGCAATACCCGGCGCAGTTCCTCACCACTGCCGCTCAGCATTTCCATCGGCATCGCCCAGCGGCGACACTCACCCCACGTATCTTCCCATTCCAGCAGTCGTCCGAAGTTACCGCCATCGGCATCGCAGGTGATTGCCGTCACGCGCAGCGGGCTGCATATTTTGACGTTCTGGATCTCCGTCTCACCGTTGCGCTGTACCTGCTTTTCATACCAGAGATATTCCTGGGTAAGACGGAACCCGTGCGGCAGTTGCGTGCGGCCCTCCCCGCACAGCACCAGACCGTTACGAAAGGCTTCACGGGCGCGGGTAATACCGTGCTCCCGATGGAAGTCATTCCAGTCGGCCTTAATCTCTCCCGGTGGCAGCGTCATCCAGCCGCCAACAGCTTTTGCCGCCCGTTCAGCAAAGGCTCTGCCGGGATTCTCACCCCCGTCCTGAAAATCGTTATCACCGGCGATGATAATTTTTACCTCAGGCCAGCGTGCCCGCAGCGACTGCGCCACATTGGGCAGGTTGCCCGCAGATATGGCAGCCACTACGCATCCGGCAGTGAGCTGACTTACCGTCAGCGCCGTAGCGTAACCTTCGGTAATCACCACCTGTACCGGTGGTTCAGACGGTAACGGGCTGAGCGACACAAACGCGCCTTTCATCGTGCTGCCGGGCAGTATGCTTTTTTCACCCGTCGGGGCGATAAGCTGTGCACCAGTCACGGCTCCGGTGTTGGTCGTGAGTGGTAACAGCAGGGAACCGGCAGGAAAATCCTTACCGCTGATATGCTGCACGCTTCCGGTCAGAGAGGCCGGGTATCCGGCGAACCCTTTTCCTGTCAGATAGGCGCTTTCTCCCGTGTGGCTCTCTTTCATCAGCGCCGCCACGGTAAGACCCATGTCGCGTTTAGGGGCTTTTTTTCTGGCAGGCTTAACAGGCAGTTCCTGCACATCCGGCACATTAAGCACCTGCGCCACCTCCTGCGCAGCCTTTCTGACGCTGTAACCGGTTACGAGCTTAACCAGATCCAGACCGTCACCATTGCCACACTGGCTGCAGATCCACGTCCCGCGCCCGTCAAGGTCATCAAGGCGAAAACGATCCTTGCCCCCACATTTCGGGCAGGGACCGTGCCTGCCGTTTTCAGGTACATCAATACGCAGCATCTGGAGAATAACGGGCCATTTCCCCCGTGCGGCGGCTGAAATCTGCGTAACCGTCTGTATTGTCATACTTCCCCCTGATACAACGTCACACCGGTACTGCAGAAGTCATCAAAGGCCGCCGGAAGCGTGCGGTACATCTCCGCCATCACTTCACAGCCGCGCGCGGTCAGTACCGGCGGCGCGGTCAGCAGTGACGGCTCCAGCATGTCAGTCAGCAGTGCCAGCGCGGCAGCGGCGCCCTGTGCTTCGCCGTACTCGTTAATCAGTACGCACTCGATATGCAGCGCAATGGCCATTTCAATACGCTCCACCGTCAGGCTGTGCGGACCATACTGATCACTGCCAGTTTCGTTCAGCATTTTCTGCCGCCATGCTGAAGCAATAGCCCGCCGGTAAAGCGCGGTGGTCATTTCTGCCGGGAAAATGGAAACCTGCGGCTGGTTCATCTGGCACCTCCTTCAATCAGTGCGCAGCTGTGTGCAATATCCGTCAAATCTGCCAGCAGGTACTCCATCAGCGCGGCGACACCATGCGCACAGCCAGCGTCCAGTGCTCCGGCCTGAGACGGGTATTCAGAAAAGAGAAGCTGGAGCATGTCGCAGGCATTTCTTGCGCGGGTCAGTTTTCCGAAACTGTCCTCTGACAACCCATAGGCAAAAGCACCGGTATTGTGTTTTTCAGGCAAAGTGTGGCCCTGAGCACCGTTGTGCCCGTTTGAAATATTCATCGTGGATTACTCCGTTTTCAGCGGTATTTTGTCAGAGAAACTTTGAATAGTGACCGTCGTCAGGCTCAGCAGAACGCCGTATGCTACGCTCCCGCCAGCGGATAAATAGCACAGACGGATGCAGTGTCAGCGGGCCGGAACCACTACCGCCAGCAGGAGCTGGTGCAGGCTTCAAGAGCGGTACATCAAACAGGCGCGTATACCGCTGTTCAAACCATGCCAGAGGGCAGGAAGAAAGCTGGTTGTCGCTGTCATGACGTATCAGCACTTCACAGCTGAATTCAGGATTAACCAGCGCCACAGAGGGCGAGGCTTCTATTAATCGGATAATCGTGACCGTCCAGCCACGTTCATGCTGCCAGCGTTCGCCGGGGTGCGGATAATTACGCATGTTCACCTCCGCAGGGAATGCGCCCGGCAAAGCTCAGTACATAGTCCGGGGCAAGTCTGCGCCGCGCTGACCGCTCGTTATCTGCGGTGATCCTTAACATCACAGGACGGGCATTGCGTTGACTGCGGTTGATCGCCGCAAATAACCAGGTACACTTCTGTTTAGCCATCTTCGTTACCTCATTTAGCGGATTGGTCAGAAGCCCGGTTAGTGTTGCTGCACTGTCGGGCTTCGCACTCACAAGGTGAATCGCACCTTTAATTTTAAAGCTACCCTTAAGTGAATCGCACTTCAAGCTTTTTATTATCATTTTTTTTGCATATACTGAATCGCACCTAACGCGAGGAGATCCAGTAATGGCAACGAGTTCAACTAACAACAAGTCGCAGCAACTTAATGCTCGTTTCCCACATGATGTAGTTGCAGAATTAGAAAGCAACCTTGAAGATGGAGAAACGAAAGCGCAATTCATTGTTACGGCTGTAAAAGGCGAGATTAAACGCCGACAGCGCAGGAAAAATAAGCCAGAGCAAGGAAGTTGAATAGAGAAGCCAACAGACGTTCTCTCTGTTTCCATGTTAATTTCAGTAAGCGACAATATTTTTAAGCCCACAAATTCATTATGTCGGGCTTTTTTATTAGTGATTTTCATATCGCTCACCACGAGAGGCATATATTTGCTCTTGAATCCAGTGATCCACTTCGCTTTCAACAAATGAAATTGCACGAGTTCCTATTTTCACCGGACGGGGAAATGTATTGTTTGCAAGCTGTTTGTAAAGCCATGCCTTGCTACGCTGAACGCGTCTTAAGACCTCTTTTGCTGAGATAAGAGTCTGATTATCTGAAAAGCTGTTTGCATATTCCATCTTGTTACTCCGTGTTCTACTTAAGTTCACGGTGACTTTAAACACTGGGAAAAAGTGATTCTAGTGATAATGGAATCTATTAAGACAAATATTGATTCTATTGAAAAACAATAATCTCCACTGAAAAAAGAAGTAATATTCATATGAAAGAACACGGAGAGAAGGAAATGCACAAAAAAAAAAACAAAATCAATAGAATTCATATGGATAGGATGGAAAATCAAAAAATCATATGTCAAAAGGTATTATTGCATTTTAACGATTCATATTACCTAGGAATTAGCACAGTATTACACCATATTACATCGTATTACCCCCTATAGCCCGTTAGAGCCTCTTGTGGCCCTTCTATTGAGAGATAGCCAGAAAATTAATAAATTTACTCTCCGTATTTTATAATGTCTTTCCCAAGCTTTATTTTCTTATAAAACGTAGCTTTTTTAACCCCTTTCATTAGAATCTCATTCTCATTACAAAAAGAAACAATATCATTATATATAACACTATTATCGCTATAACTTACCTTTCCATGTCTCTTAAGCAATTCAATTAGTAAATAAATTAATTTACAACTATAATTATCCTCATCATCTTTTCTGTACTGCCCTCTACCATTACTCCTTAATTTTTTACCAACTTCATATAATTCACTTCCTCCTAACGTCATTAGAATATCACTCCAATCTTTATTTTTTACCTGTTGTCGTAATGCGTTCTCAATTCTCTCCTTAATCTCCACAGGTACAATACCTTCCCTCTGAAAGATATAAGCGGCAGTTAATAATAAGTTCGCCTCCACTTTTTGCGTGGCGGATACGTTTTTATATTCATTAATTAATTGTAGATTTCTGGTTATTGCCTTTCTTAATCTAATAACCTCTTTTAATTGAACCTCAGTCAATTCATCATTTTCGGTATCATAGTCAAAACCATTCATAGCAAGCGCCACTTCGTGTGGCGTTATGTAAGTTAACCTATTAAAATAAAACAAATTATTATCAAATTGAGTATTATTCATTTAAATCTCTCCGCAGCCCCCAATGGTAATTATTTTCCATGCATACGCGCAAAATCATATGGTGTGACAGATCCATTCTTATTAGCATCAATATAATCAGCCCACCACTGCAGCATTAATCTTCTTTCTTCAAGATATTCGGAAGTATGCATATATGAACCTTTCACATTTTTTCGTTCAACGTGGCTTAACTGTCTTTCAATGGCATCATCATTCCATAGTTTCGACTCACTTAGCGCACCACGCGCCATAGTTCTAAACCCATGACCACATACTTCAGTTTTCGTATCATATCCCATTACACGTAAGGCGTTATTTACTGTATTTTCACTCATTACTTTTTTAGGATCATGATCGCTGGGAAATATAACCTCACCTTTACCACTCAAGGCATGTAAACGTTTAAAAATATCAAATGCTTGTTTGCTAAGCGGAACAATATGTTCAGTTTTCATCTTCATCCCACGCTCAGAGTGTTTTACGCCGGGAATAGGCTTACGAATTCCGGGTATTGTCCACTCGCTTCGTTCAAAGTTAACCTCACTCCAGCGAGCAAAACGCATCTCACTTGAACGTATAAATGTGAGTAGCGTTAATTCAACGGCAAGCCGTGTCATTAGTCGCCCTTTATAGCGTGATAGTCTTTCAAGAAGCTCAGGGATTCTTTTTGGGGGTAGTGCTGGGTGGTGGGTTGCTTTAACGCTTAAAAGCGCTCCAGCCATATCGCATGCAGGATTTGATTCAAGGAGGTCATTCTGCACACCAAAACGCATAATTGCGGTTACGCGCTGCATCAGTCGCTGCGCGACATCATGTTTACCCGCCGTATCGACAGCTTTGATTGGATTGAGAAGCTGGCTGGTTCTCAACGTTCTGGCATCGATTTGACCTATCGAGGGGAAAATATACTGCTCAAGTGTCAGCAGAACACGACGGCTATGATCTTCGCTCCAAGTAAGGTTACTTGCGTGCCATTGCCTTGCGATAGTTTCAAATAAATATGCCCCCTCAATTTCAGCTTGTGCCCCCTTTTGCTCAGCTTTGGGGTCAATACCCTGAGACAACAATTTCTTTGCTGCATCGCGCTTACCCCGCGCTTCAGCCAAAGTGACCGTCGGGTATACACCAAAAGCGAGTCGATCTTCCTTTTTGTCAGAGGGGCGGCGATATTTCATGCGCCAGTACTTAGAACCTTTAGGGGAGACCTCAAGATACAAACCGCCTCCATCAGCCATTTTATAAGCTTTCTCTTTCGGCTTTGCGGTCTCTATCTGGCGAGCGTTGAGTTTCAT